AGCTGCTCATTGTACTTGGCATAAGATTCAGCCGCTGACCTTATCTCCTGGTTCAGTGAATCTTGCTTGCCGAAAAGCGCATCAAGCGCACCGCCAAGGCTGCCATATTTCTGGATGGCCACCGTTATGGCAGAGCTGACAAGCGAAAAGCCAAGAAGCAGACCGGTAGGTCCAATAAGGCTTGTACCCAGTGCTTTTAATGCACCACCAACACCGCCGCTCTCTTTCCTTAAAGACTGAAATGACTGAAGAAGTGGCTCAATGTTGTTCTGAATGGCAATGAAGCCGAATGGTGCGTCAGAAGCGACCCGGCCAAGATTTGACAAAGCAAGCCCTGCTTTTGCAGAAGACGGCGCAATAAGACCAATCTTTTTCTCAAAGTCATCAATCTCCTTGCGAGCTTGCCGGAGTGCGGCAGACATATCCTTCGTGTCTGCTCCGATAATTATTTGTAATGCTTCATTAGCCACCTTGCTCGTCCTTTGCACGCAATTTACGAAACATCTCGGCGATGTCTGCTTCCGTCACCCCGGCATCCGCGTCACCCGGCAGTTTCCACAGTGCTTCAGGGCTGTCAGGTACCTTCTTGGGATCGCCCCACATCTTTGCCATCATGAACATGACGAGACGCGTGTTGCGGTAGTCGTGGATGAGACGTTCTTGGTAGCCTTCTATAATCAGCGAGACTTCCTTGAAGGTCAGCGCATCGTAATCACTCCGACCGATCTCACCGGTGACGTGCGCCCTTAATTTGTCCCAGCCTTCCTGCGTGTCGAGGTCGAACTTTTTTTTTGCTCTTCCTGCGGTGCTTGTTGAGTAGGCTGAAGAAACTTGGAGTCGTAGAATGCCTGAAGGATTGGTGTGAAGAGATCGGGATTGCTTATATTTTCATCCACGAAATCCACCACCTCTTCAAAGGTGAAGTCTGGGTCTTCCTTCTTGATGTAGCAATTATTGAAAAGACCCCAGTAGATAATGACGGGCACGGCGGCAAGGTCTATCGAGTTATCCCCGAAGACCTTGCCTAACTTTTGCATCTCCATGCCTATCTGCTCGACTGCCAGCAGGCCGAACTTCAATCCTCGTGTACGGCCGAGGATGTCGGCTTGAATATATCCGTTCATGATTGTGTGTGTTGTGTGAAAGCTTACGGAGTGATGTCAAGCGTGCCGGTGCTCTGGATTGTACCGGAGAAGTTGACATACGCACCGCCGGCCGCATCTTGGTTGAGCGTCAGGTCGGTGATGTAGGCTTCGCACTGGTGATAATAGACCGTTCCAATGGATGCGCCGGTGACCGTTGGGTTCTGAAAGCGAACCGTGATCTTGGTCTTGTTCACCGTTGCCGTCAGCAGATCCTTGTAGCTTACTTGTGAGATAGTCGGAGCCACCTCGCACACTGCATCAAATGAGAAGGAGAAGCCAGGATCGCCAACACTTGTCAGCTTGCCGCAGTTGGTCTCATCTTCATTCACCGTCACGGTGGAGTTTACGCTTGATGTGCGCAGGCAAACCAGCGTCTTGTAGCTTGAGCCGCCGGCTACATCAATTTCAATGTTCTGAACCGAACCTTGTATTTGTCCCATTGTCCTTGTTTATTTTTCAATTAATGTCATATCAAAAGTAAGCAATTTCCGAACGAGCCATGCGCTGCCGTCCTGCTCGACAAGGTAGTTGCTCGATGCGAGCACTGGAGCCAAGAATTGGAAGTCTGCATCAGTTATGGTGGAGTAAGGGAAAGTAGTGATACTGGTCATCACTTCAGCCGCAATGCCATCGGTTACATCGTAGTCGAGTTGCTTGTATTGCTTGGCAACCACATCCAGCGTGATGGAGCAGTCATGCACAAAGAGCTGATTGTTGCCGACTTGGCCATGGGTCATGCTGTTGATGTACACATAATTGTCCGGCAGTGTGACAATCGGCAGCTGCGAGTAAACGGTGATCGCTTTGCCATCGTATGTCAGCGATGCCAGTGCGGCAGCAAATGCCTTGCGGAGTGATGTGCCTGGATTCTTCATCGCTTCTTTTTTACTATGTCGGTGATACGCCGTACAAGTTTGCTCCGTTCAGCCACGAATGATGGCCAGAGGTATGGCTGCGGTGCGATGCCGAACTTGTATATTTTCCGAGCAATGTTGACGGCGTGGTTTTTATCGCCCTTCTTGATGATTTTCTTATGCAGACCCCATAAGTATATCGAGTTCACAAATTGATCCCAGTTCCCTTTGCTTGTCTTTTGAACTGCCCTTGCTTGCTCTTGCAATTCAGGTGGTACTACTGCTTTCTTCCTTGTGCCGAACTCCACGAAGCCTGCATGCGGTGCGTTTGAGAATACACTATACTGCATAAAAGCAATCTTTTGACTCCCGATATCTTTACGCAATTCGCCAAAATTTGCCGGAGCAATTCTGTCCGCTTTTTTTGCTATCGTGTTGCAGGATGATTGCAATTCACCATCGACCTCCCTGCTTACCTCGTTGTCAAGTTGGGCAAGTGCGTTGATGACTCCCTGCACACCTTTCAGTTGCAGATTCATATTGCAACCCTCCGATAATATTGTGCCGCCATCATCGGGAAGTCAACAAGGTTGGCACCTTCATTGCTCAAGTCGATGCCGCGGTTTTGGTATGTGTACGCCGTGATGCAGAGTATATCATTCTTAATATCGTCAGGGACGGAAATATAGCCACTTGTGAGCCATATTTCGTAAATGCCGGAGTGATATACCGACATCTGTGCACCATTGGCTCCAAAGGCCCTGTAATCGCTCGTAGCGCATCCGTCAACCATCACCATGTCGATTGACTGAACAGGCCCTGGCAGTTCGTACAGCTCGCCGGCGGTCATCTCAATAGTGAGGTGCAGTTGGCGTGTGCCGTAGTTCCGGCCGGTGTAGTTCTCGTGCCAGATGCGTGCGTTCTTGATAAGCGAACCGATCAGCGTGTCATCATCGCTGAACGCTATTTTCATGTAAGTCTTTGCCTCGGCCACGCTCACCGGCTCGGTGGTGTAGTCCTGCACTATCTCGGTATCTATGAGAAGGTTCATGCTTGTCGTTTATAGTCAGTGATAGACTGACGCATAAAGTTACGAAGGTTCTCCAAGCTCTTCATCGGGTCAAGTTCACGGCTGCGAATCTTGGCCGCCTTGCTTGCCTTTTCGTATGCTTTCGGGTGAAATAATTTCTCGATTTGGTCAACCCATAGCTTGACTTCTTCTCTGTCAAAGTAAAGCCCTGCCTTGCCACAATTCTCCCGAAGTCCCGGAGTACCAGAGCTTATGACCGGGATGCCACTGCACATGGCCTCCGTGGCCGTCCTGCCCCATGACTCATATTTACTTGGCATTATGAGGATACGTGTCTTTGCATACACATCCTTGATAGTTGGAGTCTTCGGCAGCACGGTCACGTTCGGTGGTTGGTTGACGTGCTGGCCTTTGTCTGCCGGCTCGGAGTAACTGCCCATCACACCGATGAACTTGCGGTGAGGGAGTGCTTCTGCGATTTGCCGGAGAATGTGCCCGCCTTTGTTCTCATCCAGGTTGATGAGCGTGATGGCTTCGTTGTACGATGGGTCAACATTGGTGTCATAGTGCCGCCAGTCAACCGGAGGAGGCACCACAATGCTGTCATGCTTATAGCCTAACTGCTCCTTGGCCCACTCGCTGTTGTAGACAATGTACTGCGGCCGGTCAGCCATGACGATGCGGCCATAGGTGGATGTATTGTGAATGAGATGGAAGATGGGCTTCTTCATGACTTCTCCCATCCCTATCGTCCAATCCGTGTAGTCAAGGTGGGTCATAACTGCGTCAGCCCACCAAAACAGCTTTTCAATCACCATCTGATCCGGTGGGAAGACATCAATGCCATCGTACACATACATTGAGCTGATATGATAGTGCTGCGCTTGATGAAGCAAGACCCTGACATCACCGCCATTTGCTTGAATGTTCTTGTTGACCCAGTGTGCCATGAACTCTGCCCCGCATACGTGCTGTGGTGGGTAAAGGTGGATGGAATTTAGCAGCTTCATTCAACAGTATCTATAAATTCACGCAATGAAGTAACCACTTGCTTAAACAAATAATCTTTTGCTTTTTGCTCTGTTGGAAGATCTTCATAAGGGACATAGCAAGGATGTTCTTTTTTTTCTGCATCCTTTATAGGGCCGTATTTCCATCCTTCCTCTGTTTTTTGCTTCATCCAACTTACATGAGATGCATCTGGACCAGCATCTGGATTTAATATATGAAATTCTACACCTTTGATTGCTGATGATTTTTGCCATTCAGGAGCATCTTGCCATGTTGGTTGACTATAATCACCAATGGCATGACAATAAGCTTTGTTAATCTCATGCGCGATTTTTGCTACTTCTTTGATTTTCATATTTATTCTTTTGTGATTTTTACGACCAGCATTTTATACCCCATGTCATCCTCGCGGCCATCCTTGATGATTTCAATGCCAGGCATCGCGATAAAGTCGGTAAAGTGCCACAAGCTCTTATGGCGCTCAAATTCGTTCCCATAAGCTGCGCCTTGCTCAATCCACACAGCGGGAGTCGATATGAGCAGGATGCCACCTTTCTGCAAGCATGAGAGGCATTGTGTTATGACTGCATTGCCTTCATCCTTGTCGAAGTGCTCAAGGACATCAGTCATGAGGATGCAGTCAAATTGCGCGGGAGTCTGTAAGAAGTGTGCAATATCTTGCACATACACCTGATCGTAGCATTGCCAAAGTGGGGAAGCATAATCTTTGAAGCCCTCCACACCGACAAGATGGGTCTTGTACGGTCTCACGCCAAGGTCTAACCAGTTACGCACACCGGCACCATTAATGCCGTGCCCAATGCCAAGGTCAAGGATAGATTTTGGAGAGTGCATCAGTATCTGACGCATCACATCGCGGAAAGCGGAGTAAGAGCCAATGGGCATGGTGTGTGGTTGTGTGTGTAAAAGTAAAGGGAGAGGCACTTAGCCCCTCCCCTTGTTATGGTTCCAATTAGGAAGCTGATCCGTAGATCGCAGCGGTAGGCTGGAAGGAAAGCAGAGCTACACGAGCTTCAGCGCGGTAGGTCACCAAGTTGCGAACGAAGTCATCCTGGTCGAACTCCGTTGAGCGAACGGCCAAACCAGAAGCCTGGGCGATTGCGAACGCATCGGTGTTCATGACATAAATCTTGCCGCTCACGATTTGAGAGTGAGGCACCAGAGGAATCCCAACAATGCGGGTCTCACCTTGTGCGCCGATGGTGATGCCACCCGGTACACCGTAAGAGCCATTTGTCGGCTGGGTCTTCAGGACAGATGCCCACACTGCATGCGTGGTCAGGATTACATTGGGCTGACCGAGGCCGAGAGCCAGGTGCTGCGCAGTGTAGTCGATGATACGCTCGGCAACCGGAGTGGCAGAGGTGCTGCCGGCGGTAGCAGATGCGGTGATGGAGGCCATGAAAGAGTTGTTCACCCGGCGGTTCCAATCTTCGAGCAGGGACTGCGAGAGATAAGCCTGAAGGAAAGGCAGATCCTGCAGCATCTGACGGCTCACCTTCGCATAACCAGCCACGAAGGGAACGGAGGTGTTCACCATCGTCACATCGTAGTCAACCTGGGCCTTCTGGTTGCCTTCGGTCTGCGTGCCGAAAGAACCTTCACCGATGGCAGTGTTGCCGCGGGGGAAAGTCACGTTGCCGGTAGCAGTCGGGATGATGCGGAAGATGTTGTACAGATGCGGGCTGAAATAGCTGCGCAGGATCGGGTTGTCAGTGTAGCTGATCTGGCTTGTGCCGGTCAGGTTGTTGGTCAGCGTCATCGTTCCGACATCTTTGGTCGAAGCGAAAGCACGCTCATTCTTGATGGCCTCAAAGTTGGCGGCAACAATGTCCATGATGCCAGCCTTCAAAGACTTCTGACGGTCACCGCCAAAAGCATCAGCTTCCATCTCGGATTTGATCTTGCCATTGGCGGCAATCAGTCCGTTGATCTTCTCGCGCAGTTCGCCGAGAGTTTCGCCCTTCTTCTGGGCATCTTCGTTCAGTTGTGCTACGCTTGCAGCATGCTTAACTTCCATTGCAGCGACTTCTGCGCTCACCTGGGATTTGATTTCAGCGAGCTTCGGATCGAGCGCGCTGACGATGTCTTTTACTTCCATTTTGGTACGATTGTAAAAATTGTTTAAAAATGTTTGAGTATCAAAATATCGAGTGCATTGGCAGCTTTTTGCGCCACATCGACCTCGACTTTTGGCTCGGCCGGTGTCTCTGCGACTGCCGACTTGCTACTCAAATCTTCGATGAGTTGGTTGAGCTGCTTGATCTCAAGCATCAAGAGTTCGATGGTTTCATCTGTCGCATCAGTGTGCTTGATGAACTTCTCGAGCTTCTTGACCCTTTCAATCCTTGCATCCATTGATTTCAGTCCGAGCATTGGCGTGTACTCATTTGCGCCCCAGCTCGTCAAAGAACTTCCTTCATACAAAACTACGTCATAGAGTTCAGTGGCATCCTTGCCCTTCCTGCTGCCCTTCACGTTGAAGCCGATGGAGTGCTCTTTCACGAGGTCACTCTCGACCATCTTGATGAAGTCGCGGCCCAGCGTGTGAGTGCCGATCTGTGATTCGTAGTAAAGGCCATAAGAGTCTTCTTTCAGCTCCATGATCTTACCCAGCGGTTGCCGTGGGTCATGGTTCAGAAGGTGCTTGATGCGTCCCTTCGGGAACCACTCATTGAGTGACTTTTGGAAGGCACCGGGTACGATGATGTCACCATCCGAGTCTTTTATGTTGAAGGCAGAGAAGTAACCGGTGACGATGCCCTTCTTGACATCGACATCCTTCACATCCTGCGTCATGCGCTTATATCCGTAGATCATGCTTGTATTTTTCTCGTCAATCTGACGCAATTTACGAATTGCCCAATCAACCCCTGCATCACCGCCCCAGGCATCCCACATCAACCCTCCGCAGCCTTCGGAGTATGGCACATCCTTGTTCTGCTGGTGACGCTTGAAGGATGCCATCCGAGCGATGGTGTCACGGCTGATGCGCTCTCGGTTGGCGAGCTGATTGGCGCGTGTCCATCCGACCGGTGTGCCGCACGATGAACCATTCTCCTCCTTGTACTTCAGTGCTCGCTTGGCGTTGTTGGTGGCCGCCTCTGGGTAGTCGTTGTAGGTCTCTTCCTTGTGCATGATGGCATTGACGATGCCCTTCATGTCATCGTCATCATCATCGTCATCGTCATCGTCAGCCTCGCTCGCCTCGATGGCAAGGTAGGCTTGGTATGCCCGGTTCGCCGCTCGTTCGGTGTTATACACACACTCACCATCTCCGATGCGATATTTTCCGTTGCTACATTGTTCGACTGGCATTGCTATCGTCTTTTTGGTATTAGTCTGCCTTGTGCGTCCCGCTTGTTCTCAAATCCGAGAACGCACCTGCAATTTATCGTAAAAGCGGCAGGAGCTGCCGGGTCGAGTGGGTAGTCAGCGGATGCCGTGATGCCGTTGGTGCGACCAAGCTGCGTGAATGGCTGATCGAGTTCAACCACCCTGCCATCGAGCTGGGCATGGTCGTATTGGTCTTTTTCACTGAACCGGCGTGTCCGGAAGTCCATCACGCTGATCCACTCCTTTGTCACCTCGTAGTCTTGTAGCCTGGCCGCTTCGATGGCGGCAAGGTTGGCGGCTCGGTTGCTCTCTGTTCTGGTGATGGTCAACGCCCTTGCCGGAGATGCCACTTCAGGAGTGATGCGCCGGGCAATCTCTGCGAAGCCCCATCTCTCGGCGGTGCTCTGAACGAGGATGTTCAGGATCCGGTCTTTAGTCGTTTGCTCGATCAGTGAGAGCAGATCGAGTGCCTGCTTTGTGAGTAGTTCGGTTATCGTGAGCAGGAAGTTTGCGTTGAAGAATGATACCTTCTGTCCTTTCTTCAGTTGCTGATTTGTCAGCCTTCCGAACTCCATTGCAACC